ATAGTATCTATAAAAGTTGTACTGACCTTGTTTATTTTTCTAGCTTCTGCTATCATACGAACTGTAGGATGTTCATGTTTAGAAATAAAATTTTTAGTAAATGAAGGAGAGTCAGTCTTTTCAGTACGGTCATAAGGTAGGTTCAATTGTTGAAAAACTTTTTCAATTGATCTTGCTGCCCATATTTGAGTTTCTATTCCTGTGTCTTTTTGTATTTGTTGTACTAGGTTTTCTTCTTTTGCTGCCAATTCTGTTTTCAATAGACTGGCTTTTTCGACATCTACCCGCACCCCTAGGTGACGCATATCAACCAGACAAGGAAACAGATCTGTTTCAAGATTAAATATATCCTGAAGATCGTCCTCAATAATTATTTTTTTAAGGTGTTGCCAAAGTTTTAAAGTAAGTTCAGCATCTTTTTCAGCATATGATCCAACTTCTTGTGCTGGTAGTTTCCACATATCAGCTTTAGGATCTAATCCTCTTTCTTTAGCTGCTTTGTTTAGTAAAGCTTCATTCTTACCTTGATTTAAATATACCCAAGATAAAGAATTTAATGAATATTGAAATCTATTTTCATCAATTAATGATGCAGCAATCATTGTATCTAATATCAAACCATTGATTTTTATACCTAAATTACGTATCCAGCACACATCATACATAGCATTGTGAAATAATTTAGTAGCATCTGATGCACAAATATCTGTAAACCAATCTAAAACTTTTTTACGATTCATATTGGGTCCTTCACCATGTGCTATTGGAAAATAACCTTTCCAACCATCTACAGCTACAGCTATACCAACAACTTCACCATTACCTATAATGGACCCTGAACCCTGTTTCTTTAAATCAGGGTCTCTGGTTTCTAAGTCAATTGCAATCTCATCCGCTTTTCTTAGATCAGGAAATTCTGTAGGTGCTACCCATTCTGTAGTTGGCATCAGCATTATATTAATCCAAACATAAATATTGTTATAATTAACAAACCAAAAATTTCAGTATATGTATTCATTATTTTTTTTTACCAGTATCTTTCATCTTTTTAATTTCTAATTCACAGTAATGAATTATCTTCTCTATATCCTGTATTCCATTTTTATTCAAGTATCTACAGACGTACTTCACAACGTTTCCTTGAAAAAAGGAAAGATCGTTTTTAGAAATAAATTCATAAGGCTGTATGTGAAAGTCTTTGTAATGACTCCCGCCTATCTGCTTATCTTGTGGAAATGCTTTATCAAACATGTCTTTATTGCTCATTTTAAAACCTCCATTATGTTAATTATAAATATATCTGATGTAATTATTCTCATAGTTTATACTCATTTCTTTTTAGGTTAGCTTTTAGTTTATATAAATTATTTCTGGCACGTGTTATCCCGACATACCATACACGATGTTCTTCATCATGTTTGTCTATGCTTTTTAGCATAGCTTTTTTTATTTTATTACCTATGTCTAGACACAAAATTACATTATCTTCTTCACCACCTTTACTAGCATGTATAGTTGATATAGATATTCTAGCTTCCTCGTTTAAATTTTCTCCATTATCTAACATATTTTTTATATATAATTTTTCTTTTTCATCTGCTTCTTCAAATGCATCAAACCATTCGACTTCATGATTCCATTTTTCTTTACCAGTAAATTCATTTATGTCTTTAATATTTTTCTCTTCTAGTATCTTACCCATACACCAATAAGTATAATTCATTGCAGATTTATATAATCTAACCTTAAAACTTTTTTCTTTTTTAACTTTAAAATATAAGTTTCTTTTTATTAACTCTTCTTTAATAGAGCTTAATCTAGAAAGTGTTCTTGTGAGTATTAACCATTTACCTGAAGTTAAATCTATTTGATCTAAATTATTTATTCTTTCACTTATACCTTCAAATTTTCTTGGATAATAATTTTTATCTTTTCTAGGTCCCTTGATCTTGCTAATAGGTATATCAGATTCTTCTTGTATAACTCTAGATATTCTTTTTGAATATTTTAAAACTTTTTCTTTCGCAGGTTCTTCTATAAATCTTTCTACATTAGCTCCAGCCCAAGCATAAATAGCTTGATCATCATCTCCCGCAAGATATATATCATCCGCACATTCTTTTAATTTATCATATAGCTGCCATTGAAGTGGAGACAAGTCTTGAGCTTCATCTATAAATATAACTTTAAACTTAGGTAAATTTTGTTTATTTATTAAATTCTTAATCATGTCATTAAAATCAAGTAGTTTTCTTTTTTGTTTATATATTTTTAAATTGTCATCTATGTATTTAAGTAGATGCCATTTTATTTCTTTATTATTATGCTCACTTCTATCAAACTCTTCTCTAATGGATGTATCTCTATTCATTGCTTTACCAATCATTTGAAAATATGGACTATCACAATTTAAATAAGATACTTCTTCTTTATTATATTTATCGTGATATTTAACTTTTATATTTAAAAGTTTTCCTAACTCTTCGTAATGAAATGGTTGCATTACATCCTCTTCATTTAAAGTTAATTGGTGATATGCAAAAGAATGAAGTGTTTGAAAGTAAGGAAGTTTTTTATCTTCTGCTGGCATTCTAGTTTTAGCTTCTGTTGCTGCTTTTTTAGTAAAAGCAAAGTAACCTATTTTATGTAATGGTGTACCAATTTTAACGTAAGCTTTAGCTCTAGATATAAGTTTATAAGTCTTACCTGTGCCAGGTGGTCCATAATATTTATAGATCATTATACAATATCCTTTTCATCTTCTATATCTACAATCTCTTCAACATCTTCTTCTTCATCTTTAAAAATATATAATGGAATCATTGCACAGCCATTAACTCCTGGAAATGGTTTACCTGTTTTCTTATCTTTACCAGGATACCTTTTCTTTTTATTAAATTCTGGTTTAGGATCATCTTTATATTCTGGTTTATCAAATAACTTTTCAATCATATGAGAAGTCCTAGAAGAATCTTTTTTCCATTCTCTGTCTTTTAAATAACTATAGAATTCATCGTAAACAAAGTATGCATACACTTCATCCTTATAAACGTTTCCACTTTTAAATGAATGATAGTTAGTTGCTTTTGTTTCATTAACAAAATTAGTTAAATGTTTATGTAATATCTCATGAGGCCTGGTTCCTGGAGCCGGTTGCACCGTATCTAGATTATCAAATAGTGTTCTAATTATTTCAAAAAATTCCATTCTTTTAATAGGAGGAACAGGTATATCCGCCTGAGCCATAATTATACCAGTCATTTCTTTTTGTTCTTTTATTTTATTAATATCTTTTGCATGAACAGGAACCGTTTCACCATCTTCTCTTTCTACAGTAAAATAATATTCAGGATCTGGTTTAAAATCTATCTTCTGCAAGTTACCAAGTACAGGCCAACTTGCTTTAACTTCACTCGCTATACCATATTTTCTTTTAACACATTCAGATTTAACACAGACTGTATTGATTGGATCTTGATGACAAGTATGACCTGCTGTTGGTTTATCCCAACTTTTTATTTTTTGTTTTACATGATCATCAGTCCAGTTTTGATCAAACTTAAAGTAATTTCTAGCAGCTTCTAATACTTTAGTTTTCCAATCATCTGAATATTTTTTCTTAGCAAACACCATATAGTTAAATAAGAATCTATCTCTATTATCTGTCATTATTTCTTTTGTTAAAATACCTAAACATGGTGGACCATCTTTAAATTCATCTGCACCACCAGTTAATTCATCTTGAATAATTTTGTCTTTTATAGTTCTTAATTGTTCTACTTTAACTTTATTTAATTCAACACATTTTAAAAATGTATCTAAAGACATTTCAGTCCCATCTGGTTTTAATGCAACTCTTTCTACTTTGTTAAAATATGGAAGATTAATAAAGTTTCCATTCATTTTTTGACCTTCAGTATTCGAACCCAACTTAGTTTGTTTAGGAAATATTTCTGTCTTAATAGTAAGATTAAATAAAAACAATACTTGTTCTAAAAATTCTTTTATTTCTAAAGCCTTTACAGGTTCTTCGGTGAATACATATAAATGTAATCCATTACTTTTTGATTTAATTGGAATAATAGGTAATTGTTTTTCTTGAATTACATCTAAGTAAAATTTTATATCAAAATTTTTATATACTTTAGGGTCTATATCTATTGCACCAAATCTTGCATAACTATTATCATCACAAGGTTGTATACCTATAGATTTTTTACCTTCTAAATGTTCTTGATAATCTGAATCTTTAATTGGTTTACCTGCCCAACCATAATCACCTGAATTAAATTTTATCTTTCCTGTTTCTGGATCCTTATAACCTTTAGTTATATTACAGAATCCAAAGTCTCTTTCTAAACCTTTAAAATATTTTATAAATTCTTGCATTTCTATTCCTTATTCTTTATTTTTTAAATAGGTGGACACAGTCTCCCGTGTCCACCCAGCCTTCGAAGTATTCACTTAGTGAATTATACAATATCCTCAGTTTGAGGTTTTTTGCTTTTCTCATATTCAGGTTTAGCAGCACCTTTAGATACAGTTTTTTGTAACTCTTGTGCCATTAAATATAAGTCAGCATCCTCTTTCTTAGCTACATCTAAAGCTCTAGACATAGAAGGTTTGTAGACGTGCCAGCTTTTACTTCCCGCAACTTTACCTACAGTTTTTAAATTATAAACTGAAGAATATGCTGCTGGATTGTAAACACCTTTGTCATCCTTAAATCTAAGATTTTTAATCAACTGATTTAATTCTCTCGCCGGTGTTAAGTTAGATGATCTCATAGTAATCACTGCAGGTCTAGGTTCATCACCTAAAACTACTACATAAAAGTATGCAGTTTTTTCTAAGTAGTTACCATTAGATAATCTCCACTTACCGTTTCTTTCTTCCTGAGCATCTTCTGGAATAGATAGATGTGTTGTCACAGGCGGAGCCGCTGTGTCTCCCATTTCTTGCCATTCTGGATATCTTGTTTGCACGTGTGCAACAATTATATCCACACCTTTTTCACCATCCAGTAATGTTCCCAAACCTTTTGCATAAATCATACCAGGTTTAGAACCTTCTACATATTTAGCATTAGTTTGATTACATTCAGGGGATAGTTGATGTAGTATTTTCAAAATCGGTGTTGACATATCATCCGATTTTATTTCTTCACTACCTCTTCCAGAGTCTCCTCTTAGATTGATAGTTGATAATGCACCTGCATTATCTTTCTTAGTTATAGCATTTGTATCAGCCATATTATATCTCCTTATTAGGTTATTATTTATTTTTTATTTTTTATAGATGTTTGATTTCCATCAAACGTCCAGAATAGTTCTGTAGGAACTTCATGACCTTTTTCTTTCCATTCCTTCATAACTACTTTGAGTGTCTGAGGGTGAACTTTCTCCTCTTGGATAGGTTCATATCCCTCAGACCTCGCAAGGGTAGCATAAGCCATTGCCTTGTTATCTTCGCCTTGACCAAATGATACAATAATATT